TTTCATCAATGCGCGGCAATCACCAAATAAAATTTTATTCATGCTTCACCGCCTTCTTTAATCTGAATGTATGTGCTACCCAAGAAGCGAATACGATCAGCACGGCTAAGGCTACTAATAATTTCCTCAGCATGGTTGTACGTAATACGATGCTGACGCACTAAAACCTCTTTAAATTCATCTCGCTTTACAGCTGCATTTTTAGTATCAGCTTTGATTCGCTCTAGGTTTTCTTCACACTTTTTGATTAATGCTTTAAGTGTGTGGAGAGCCGGTTCAAACCAGCTCTGGATTATTTGTTCTTGATTTGATAGATTATTCGTGTTCATTTGATCCACCTCAATTGAATGCCTAACCACTCCTGTTACAGCAGGTAGTGGTTTTTTATTTGAATAAAATCCGCATGTATTCAGGTGAAGTGAATGCATGTGCTAAATAAACTCGCGTTGCTTCTGCAATTTCAGGTGAGCAATACACATCACTTTCTTGCACAACCTTCAAACCAATGGCTGTCAACAAAAAGCTAATAAACTCAATCTCAGTCCATCCATTTGATTTCTTTTCTGTTTTCATCCGTGAAAGGATGCTTGCATCGACATTTATCATCTCTGCTACTTGTCTTTGATTGCTAGCGTTAAGTGCTTGCAATATGAGCGATTCGTTATTGCTAGCGCTTGCAGGCAATTCATTTGATACTTTGCTCATGGTTTAGTTCCTAAGCGGTTAATGATCCAAGGTTTTTGCTTTTTGTCGTCTGGGGACGAAGTTCAATCCAAATATCTTGATAGTTATCAGGGAAAAGCTCTTTTCGCGTTGTTAAACCAAGATCTTCAGCAATAACTGCTAGCCTGATTTTTCTATCAAGGGGGATAGCTTTCCATCCACTAACTGATGACGGAGCAATCCCCAGAAGTCTTGCTACCGCTGTGACACCACCTAGCTTGTCTATAAGTTGTGCGTCATTCATAACGTGCTCCTAATTTTTCTTTAATTATTAGGCATTCCTTATATTAAATCAATAGGAATACCTAATTTTATTTATGTTAGGATTTCCTAACATTCTGAGGATAGTTGTATGAATACTCTTGCTGAACGACTTAGGTATGCCATGGAAGTTTTGCCACCTAAAAAGATTAAAGGTGTTGAGCTTGCTCGTGCAGTAGGAGTTAAACCTCCTTCTGTGAGTGATTGGCTGTCTGGAAAATCCAAAACAATGGAAGGTGAAAATTTATTACGTGCCTCAAAATTTTTGAATGTAAATCCTTCATGGCTTGCATCTGGCACGGGAGAGATTCAATCAAGCACGAGAGATAAATTTAAACAACTGGATATCGAAGAGTTCAAAAAGAAATACAACATTAGTGATAGTGATGAAGCTCTTTTATTTTCAACAATTATCGAAAAACCGTTTATCCCATCATCTAAGCGTTGGGTTCCTGTTAAGGCTTACTCCAAGATGGGCATGGATGGCTATTTCACAGATATGGGTTATGAAGGCAATGCTGGAGATGGGTATGTTCCAACTCACTCAGCAGGACCAAGAGCCTATGGCATTAAAGGCACTGGCGACTCAATGTTTCCAGCAATTCGTAATGGCTGGTATGTTGTATGCGACCCTGATGCAGATCTTGTGCCGAATGAGTTTGTTCAGGTGTGCTTGAAGGATGGAAGATGCACAATTAAAGAATTTGTCGGCATCAATGGTGGGGTTTTAAGTTTGCTTTCTGTGAATGGTGGTGAGCGATTTTTCTTTGAAATGGACGAAGTTGAAAGTATTACCGCTATTACAGATATCGTGCCGCCAAGTCAGCACAGACAAGAACATCCTTATTCGCATTAATCACAGGAAGACTTATGGACAACTCTAAACTACCAATCAACCAGATTATTGCTCGCATCAATGATGCTGCGAAACATGGTGAAGCTTTGGTGCTAACCGCTGAAGAAGTAAAGATTCTTTCTAAAGATATTGGCGACAAAGTCTTTATTCCTGTGCTTACTAATGAGCAGGTCGTGCAGTTGGTAAAAGAAGGAAAGCTAGGCCAGAAAATTAATAACACAAAAGATTAATAAACTGTGAACCCGACACAGTCTTTTAAATGTGGGGTATATCACTTATTAGATAGTAATATTTATTGATGTTTTAGTGTGTAATGTGTAGATTGCCAATAGTTTTTATAGTAGATATTGGGATTATGCAATATGTCTAATATTGAGCAAGATACACGTTTTATTGTTAACAATAATTTGATTAACAAGGGCTGGATCTTGGACATTCAAGATCCAAACAAAAATGTCTTTTTTGAATCAGATATCTTAAGAATTGTTAATAATGAGTTTCTCAAGAAAAGTAAAAAAAGACCCGATTATGTTCTTTTCGATTCACAAAATAAGCGGCCAATCGGTGTAATTGAAACGAAATCAGGTGGAAAAAGCTTAACAAAAGCACTGGATCAGGCAACCGAATATGCTGAAATGCTTGATGCACCTTTGATATTTGCAATGAATAATGGTTTCTGCGAAACACGGCATTTGTATACCCAAAAACCATTATTTATTGATGAAAATGAGGTTAATGAATTAATAAGAGTAAATGAAGCTAAAGAGTTCATATTGCAGGAAACAAATGGTATTTATATTACACCTAAAGAAATTTTAGTCTCTCGCAAAGAGTTAATTAATGTTTTCAAGAAGTTAAATAACTCACTAAGAGGTGAAGGTTTAAGAGCTGGTATAGAAAGGCTTTCAGAATTTGCAAACATTCTTTTTTTAAAATTGTATACAGAGAATGCTAATACAGGTATTTGGAATTCTCTCAAAAGTCTCGATAATGATTTGCTAATTAATACAACTAATAACATACTACAAGATATTGATAGACAATATGGTGCTTCTGTTTTTACAAATTTACAGCTAACCAACCCTGTTGCTGTTAAAGAGATGATCAAAGAGTTGGATAAGTTAAAACTCTCATCAATAGATACCGATATTAAAGGAGATGCTTTTGAGTATTTCTTACAGCAAGCTACAGCAACTAATAATGACTTAGGAGAATATTTTACTCCACGTCACATAACTAAAACCATTGTTAACTTAGTCAACCCTAAATATGGTGAAAAGATCTATGACCCTTTTTGTGGGACAGGTGGTTTTTTAACAGAGGCATTTGATCATATAAAAGATAACACTTTAATTGCAAACAATAGTAGTGAAGAAATCAAGCTTAAACATAATACTATTTTTGGAAGAGAAATTACCTCAAATGCAAAACTCGCAAAAATGAATATGATTCTGCATGGGGATGGGCATAGTGGAATTTGCCAGATAGACACACTTCAAAACCCTATTGAATCTGAATATGATGTGGTTATAACCAACATGCCATTTTCTCAAAAAACTTCTTATTCTCACTTATATGAGAATAAGTTAGCTAAAAACGATGGTGATGGAGTATGTGTTCTACATTGCTTTAAAGCAACAAAAAAAGGAGGGCGAATGGCATTAGTAGTACCTGAAGGCTTTCTTTTTAAAGCCGCTTTAGCTCCAGTAAGGAAGTATTTATTTGAAAACGCCCAACTAAAAGCAGTAGTTTCACTTCCAAAAGAAGTTTTTCTGCCATATGCAAAAGTTAAAACCAATATACTCTACTTTACCAACTGTCATAATGGTAGAACAAATTCTGACGTTTTTTACTACAATGTGACAAATGATGGCCTAAGTTTAGATTCTTTCCGTAGAAAAATTGACGAAAATGATTTAAAAAATTTAGATTTTGCTGATTTAAATAAGAGCGACTTTGATAAATATTATAATGAATTAGGTTTCTTAAAAGTTAATCCAGAATTAATCAGAAGCAATGATTATATTTATAATTATGCTCACTATAGTAATTCACATATAAAATCAAAATTCCCAACTATAAAACTAAAAGAACTCCTATCCTTGTCTGGCAAAGTCAAAGTGGGAGAGGATACAAATATACCTATTATGAGTATCACTATGGAACATGGCTTAATTGATCAGCATGAGAAATTTAAAAAACGAGTCGCAAGTTCTGATATTTCTGGGTATAAAAAGGTTTTTAAAAATGAACTTGTAATGGGGTTCCCTATAGATGAAGGTGTTCTAGGATTTCAAAAATATTACGATGCTGCTGCCGTAAGCCCAGCATACAAAATCTTTAGATTAAAACGAGAAGTTAATGTAGAATATTTGGATTTGATTTTGAGATCTAATTCTCTAAGAAAAATATACAAAAGTAAAATGCAAGGCAGTGTAGAGAGACGACGCAGTATTCCTGATGAAATGTTTTTGAATATTGAGATCCCGAATCCTCCTGAAGAGGTTAAAGATCAAATAGTAAAACAACATAAACTAATAAAGGAAATTGAGAATAGTCTCAAGGAAAATCAAAAAAAATTGCGTCTAAAGACAGAAGCATTATGGGAACTTCCTCAAAATTACAACTAATCCCCCCTTCGAACCCACCACCCCGTGTGGGTTTTCTTTTGTCTATTAAAGCACAAAAATTAGGTATTTCTAATTTTATTAGGAATACCTATTGACTTAATAATTAGGTTTACCTAATATCTATCTCACAGACAACAAAAAAGCACACCGCCCCTCCCCAGGTCCGATGTGCTTTTGCAAACTGCGAGATCAATTATGAACGTAAAAGCTACCCCTTTCAACACCTTTGCATTTGTCAGCATGGCTGCTCTTGCAATTTCTGGTGGTTCTTTAGTTGCTTGCCAATTGCAGCCAGCTTTCCAAACAAAAGAAGCACCTACTCTTTTTACACCTAAAACTCAACCAAGTACTTACGGTGTGTTAACCGCGAAAATCACAGGTAAACATTCTGGCGTTGCTGTCATCAAATTAGATAGCTTCCGTTTAAGCGTTAGCTTTGATTTTGAAGCTCATCCAGACAGCTACGGCGTTCCGGGTTCTGAATTTACCGCTGTTGATATTACTCAACTCACTGTAAATGAAATCACTGATATTAACGGAAAGTCATATAACGATTTCACCGAATTTGAAGACATCCGAAACATCAATGGCCTTCTAAAAGGCTTCATCGAACGTAACAAGTTGGTGGAGGCTTAAAGATGACTAATTTCAAAAAACACCCTGACGGCTACAAGTCATTTTTAGGCCGTGATGATAAGGGCCTCTACTCTGTTCGCATTGGCTGGCAAGTGTACGCATCTAATGCTAATGGCTCAGTTCTTTACAAAGTTAAGGGGGAAGTTAAGACACCTTTGGACGTTGAAAAGTTCAAAATCGACTATCCAAAAGCTTGGAATGAACTTACTCAAGAAATTGAATTTCAACGCAGAAAGCAGCTCGCAATAAAGCTACGTGAAACAAACATCCCTTTCCGTGACCGCAAGGCTTACAAGCAAAAACGCGGCTTTACCGGCTCTAGATGAGGATAATAAAAATGGCTCTACCGATTATTACTGCTGACCAAACTTTATTGGTTCAAGCAATTATTGTGTACCTATACGCTGATCCGGGTTTAGGTAAATCATCAATGGGCTTTACTGCGGAAAAAGCAATTTCTTTTGACTTTGACCGTGGTGCTCACCGTACTGGTGAATTACGTCGTGGTGCGGTTGTACAGGTTCAACAATGGAGTGATGTTGCAAACCTTACTCCGCAGGACTTAGCACCATATAAAACCGTAGTCATTGATACCGTGGGTGCAATGCTTGAATGCATTAAAACCCACCTGTTACTTACGGCAAATAACCGTCAAAAAGATGGTTCTTTAAAGTTAAAGGCTCAAGGATTAGCGAACCAAACGTTCAAGCAATACATCAATACTTTGATCAGTTTAGGTAAAGATGTTGTTTTCATTGCACACGCATCAGAAGATCAAAACGGTGATCAAATTATTTACCGCCCAGATCTAGGTGGTAAAAACCGTAACGAGCTTTACCGTATCGCAGATGTCATGGGTTATCTAACAACTGTTACTACTGGTGAAGGTAAAAATGCCCGCGTTATTAATTTCAAACCTTCGCCTACACATCATGCGAAAAACTCAGGTGCTTTAGGCGGTGAAACCGGTGAAGTATGGGTACCTGATCTTAAAGCACAC